ACCAAGGCACACGTAGCCGAAGCTCCCAGAAATTTAGTGATTCGATTTTCTATGCCTATGATTAACCAAAAGCCAGGCGGATCCTGGAAAAATACATCGACTGTAGTAACTGAAGGCGCGACTTGTCCAGCTCCAAAACAAGACAACGCTTGCGGTGACTGTCGAGCGTGTTGGGATCCGTCGGTTTCAAATATAGCTTACGGTGAACATTAAGATAGATTTCTGGGAAGCTGCATTTTTTTAAAAACCACAAGCAACAAGCATGGGGTGGGCCCCGCCCACACGCACGCAACAGTCTACACGCGTTCAAGGTACAAGCAGCACGCGCCAAGGCCACAAGCCACAGGCTTAATTCCTGGGATCCCGTCCCGTAATTCTCGGATCTTTGTCCCCTCATAAAGTTTTATGGCCAAAGGATCGAGGGCCTTTGGCAAGTCTTTTACCATAATGAAAGTATTCTTTTTGTGTCTTAAATGGAACGAGATTTGATGTGGTGAGAACGATATTTTTTTAACTTTTCTTAACTTCAATTCTACTGTGAAAAAGGTGCCAGAATTATTATAGCCCAATAGATCGGGAGTACCATGTGCAGCACTATTTTCCAATCTAGTCCACGATATTTTGCTTTTATAGTTTCTAATTTCATGCCAAAATTTAGTCTCTTCCTTCAACATTTTTTGAGTTAAAATTCGAGTTAAGTGGTACTTCCAACTTTCTTCAAAACTTTACCCATATTCCATGTTTCAGATTTGACAGTAAACACTATTCTATGGGTTTCTCTAACTCCAATTAGTTTATTTTCTAACAGTTGTAAAGAGGTAACATCATAATATTTACCGTCAGGTAAGCAGACTTGGACTCTAGCATTTCCAGAGTGAAGGTTACCCTTCATCATCTTATCTAACACTTGTCGTAATAATCTTCCGTTCATTCTGACTTGAAATATATCCTATAATTTATATAATTCAAGTATGGGACTACCTAAAAAATTAACTAGTATGCAAATAAAATTTGCAAACCTGGTCGTGACTGAAGAAGGAAGAATGAGTGCAACTGATTGTGCAATCGCAGCTGGATACTCAGAAGACACCGCTCATGTTATTGCCAGTAGATTACAAAATCCAAAACACTTTCCTTTGGTTGTAGAATACATAGGTAAAAGACGATCCGAGTTGTTAAAAAAATATGACATAAGTTACGAAGGACACTTAACTGAATTAGGTAAACTTAGAGATGAGTTTAGACAAAACAAGGCATGGACTGCTGCAGGTAATATGGAAGTTTCACGTGGAAAAGCAGCTGGATTTTATAACAATCAACAAATTCATTTACATAAACACGAAAATTTATCTCAAGAAGAAATAGATGCAAAGGTTGTTGAAGCTCTTAAACACTACCAACCTATAATAGATAAGGATGCAGAAGTGGTTACAGACGAATTATCTTCTTTACCCAATGCCGAGGAATCATCGTCCGATCTCCAAAAGTAATTCCATCTTCATCTTTGTCATAAGACGCAAATATTTTAATATGGTTTTTTGTTTTTTCATACAACCAACCTTCGTTTACAGGTCTTGCTAATTTCATTTTATCAAATTCTTTTTCATTAGCCCAACCAGAGTCAGATACACAATCAACCCATTCCACTCTAACTTTATGGAAAGGAATATCTGGTGTAGTTTCTGTGCTGATAGCTTTGCGTCTTTTCTTAGGCATACCCACTTATATACCCTATAGAACTTTTTTCTAGGAGACATTTTTTAAATTTTTCAAAAAACTTTTGTTCGCGTACGGAAAATTGAATATTTGTAACATTTGAAAATGGCGTAAAATAAGGATTGTAACATGTGTAACATAGGCTTGTTACAATTTATGCTTAAATAAATGGCTATTATCAATACTTATTTAACATTGTAACATATATGAGCCTGTAACATGGTTTTGAAAATAAAAAAATATTTTTTTATTCTGGGGAAAAAGTTCTATATGATACATTTAGTTTAGAATTATTCTAAACTATCATAATATTTACTAACTCTTGCCAGCCATTTGTATTTGTAGTCTCTAAATTCATCATCAGATATCTCAAACTTCTGAAAATAGCCATCTTTTGAACACATTAACACCACACCTTGTTGGATCTCAGTTCTATATGTAAAGTTATGTGCGATTGCGTACCCTGCTAACTGCATAAAATAATCATCTATCCATTCTCTTTTTTTCGGCTTGTTTGTTTGTTTGAAATCCATTATGCTTTCGCGCCCATTGTAAACACCAACAACATCAGTCGCTCCTGCATATAAATCTGGATACCAAACAGTGACCTCAGAGCCCCATATTTCGTCTAATTGACCTTTTATGCCCTCCTCTATCACTTTTTCAGCCATGGCCATTGCTTGTTGCCCTATGTCCGTTAAATCAGCATAATTTTCCCCTAATAAATATCGTTCTAATACAGTATGCATTGCAGTCCCTCTTGCAGCTGCTTGGTCCATGATCCTCGTTGCCTCAGCATCGCCCACTTTAGCACGCCAATTGGCTAACGAATCTTGCTTTTCTTTTGTTTGGGTCTTGGACAGAATAGTCGTAACAGAAGGTAATTTTTCTCCAGAAACAGAGTAATGTCTACCTAAACCTTTAATCAATTCTCTTTGAGATTTAGGGTATTCAAATTTTTTATTCCATTTAAGTTCCCAGGTATTTTTATTAAATTCTTTCAGATCCTTATCTTCCATCATTTTCATCTTTCATAACTTTATTAATTATAAAGTAAGCTATTATCGCACCTACAAATATAGCAAACATACCAAGAATAAACATACCTAATCCATGAAACATTGTCATACTCCACACATCCCTTCACATTCGTTATTAAATAAATCTAATTGATCTTTATCCTTAATATTAAATTCAGCTTCTCGCAAAGGTACGCAAGATCTGTGGATATAAAGATTATCTTTTACTTTTTTATTACCTTTTCTAATTACATCATCTATCTCGCATGCATTTTCAAATTCATCTGGTCTATTTGTTTTCATGTCATGCCAAAAATGATCATCATGAAAAGGACACCCAATACATGCAGACTTTGCGGGTCTCTTTAAATCTTTACCCTCATACCATTTTAAACAATCGTCTCTCGACATATTCTTTTCAATCAAAGGCCATCGGTTCTTTTGCCACCAATCTCTAGATGGTTTCATTCTTTGTATTTCATCTGTAGAAATCCCGATCCACATCTCAACATGTTCACCTTTTGGAAATCTTGCATACTTTTTTAAACCAACTAATCGTCTAGTCTTTGCTGCAATTGGAGTTATCTTGTATTCCCTAGTGCATTGTCTACGCAACATACCTTTTTTCTTAGACTCTGGATTCTTTGTAAAAAAAGGAGCAGATGCAAACCTGTTACCATTCTCACCCATAGCATTTAAAATATCATCTCTAATAGATGTACCCTTACCAGTAATATAAACAGGATAAGACAATTGAGTTTTTAACCATTCTAAATGTTCTAGAACGGGTTCGGGTTCCCAACCCGTGTCAGCAAATATAGCTGCGTCTGGTTTTTTACCGAATGCTCCTTGGTCCGCCATCAATGCCATGGTAGAACTTTGTACTCCTGCACCTAATGATAATATTCTAATTAGTGGTTCTTTATCAGTCATAATCTATTAAACTCCTCGTTACAGATTTTTTCATTTGTTTTTGTTTGTATAATTTGTGATTAGTTATATCAATAACTTTAGCCTTCACTTCTTCTCTGTTCAAATGTGAATAATGTTTAATAATATTATTTAAATCTTCTCTTTTAACATGAATGTATGGCAGTAATAACAAAGCTACATAGTACGCATCTCTAAACTGACAACGCCAACGCCATTGTTTTTTCCAACCAACCGTGTATGGAGTTTTATATCTTTTCTCATTAACGGTTCCGCAACCTAATAAATCTTGTACCAATAATAAGACTGACTTATCAGTCATTGCCATTTCCATTTTAATGTTCCAAGTTGGATATGGTTTTTTATTGTGAAATCTTTTTCTCATGTATTGTTTATATTGAATATGACCTTCACCATCAAATAGACCTGCGATGTATGCTGCAC